CCAGCCTTAGAGGCTTGGTTGAACAGAGCGGCCGCTTCTACGTCACGACGGATCTCTTGGTTAGCGCGGGTCAGGCGGTAAGCCAGTTCCTTCGCTCGGCCAATAGTGTCAGACGCATCAGCGCGGTAAGACACCGCGATCACCTTGTCGGAGATCTGCGAGTGGTTACCTACACGGCCACCAGTGATGGAGACAAGGTCTCCAGCGTCCTGACCGTCTACACGCTGGTTGTTGAGCATCGGGGGGTTCAGTTCATCGAGAACCCAGTCGAAGCGCTCGTTCTTGTGTCGGGTTGAACCGACCATGTCCGTAAAGGGCAGAGGGATTCGACTGATATCGAATATCTTGTCCATTACGTCTTCGTGGATAACCCCGCCAGTCTCGATGGACTTGAGGTTAAAGGCATCTACGTTTCCGTAGGTAGGGGCTAAAGTGTTGTTAGCCATGATTTACTCTCCCATGAGTAGGGTCGCTACCGCGTCTCTCTCCAACAACCTTTTGTTGGCACCTTTCGCGTTCTTAGCGGCCTTAACTAGATTATCGAGTTGTGATTCCTTCTTCTTCACAAATCGGCCATTCGCCGCACGTTGCATCTTGGGAGCCTTCTTCACCTTCTTCTCAGCTACGGACTTACCTTGGTCATACATCATCGCCTTACGAAGAGTGACCACGTGACGTGACATAACAACGTCCGCGAGTTCTTCGTCGGGATAACCCTGACCACGGGCATACTCGATTAACTCGGTCATACCTTGAGTCATCTTTGATTCGTCCTGCCACTCGGGCACAGCCTCAGTCAGCGCGGCGCGCTCCTGAGTGAGGATCTGCTGGCGCTCATACTGCTCACGCTCAGACATCTGCTCGCTCTGCATCCGTGCCTGCTGACCAATCGCTACTCCTGCCTGCTGGAGTTCCTGCTGACGCATTTGGAATTCCTGCTGTTTCGCGGCCCACTCAGCGGGGTCAGTGGCTCTGAGTCGATCCCAGTCAACAGACTGGAAATCGCCCATCAGCTTCTGCTCCAGCATGTTCCCAATGTTCTGGATGTACTGGAGTCGGTTACTTAACTCTTCTGCAACAGTGTTGCGTTCGGATTCAAACTGCTTCCGCTCTTCTGCAAGGACTTGGGATTTCTCCTCATTGGCCTTGTAGTACTGCGTCTGCGCGATTGCATCCTTGAGTGAGACGTGCTCGTCCTTCCCGTTGACCTTCAGCTTTACAAAGACATCGCCATCGTCATCTACCGTTAGCTTGTCATTGTCTAGCCCAAGTTCAGCGGCTAAGGCTTCAAGACCGCCTACCTCTTCATAGCCTTCCTCTTCCTCTAGCTGGGACTCTTCCGTTTCGGCTTCGCCGTCTTCGGAGCCTGCTGATTCTGCTTCGACTTCTTCTGAGGTTTCTTCTTCTTCGTAATCAACTGGAGTGTCGGTTACGTTATCTGGCTCACCGATCTGGTGGGCCTCTTGCTTGTCGCCCTGCATCAGCATTTCTGCGACTTGATCGACTGCACTTGCGCCCGTATCACTGCTATTCGGGTGGACACTGCCTTCGCTCATAGTTCTTCTCCTTCATGTTGTTTTTCGGCCAATTTGCCGGTGGTGACTAACTCCTTGAGAAAGTTCTCTAGGTTGGTTAGCGCAATAGCTTGGCTTCTAATCTCGTAATCCCCCTCATCAAGCCGGGGGTTACAGAAGGTCTCAAAGAGCGCTTGTTTGCGCTCTAGGATGTGTTCTTCAATTAGAGACAGTTCCTGCTTTGCTTGCCTGCCCCTTCTCGCTTCCCTTACTAGCTGACCGTCCTGAGCCATTTAAACTTTCCTTGTTTGCTTGCAGTTCGCGTTCCAACTGCATCTTCGCGTTGGTTTCCATTTCCGTTAGCTTCAGCGCCGTATCGGTCTTCAGCTTGTCGTAGTCAAACGATTGCTTGGCCGCGTCCTTCGCCGCCTGCAACTGGGTCTTGAGGCTCTCGATCTCCGCAGTGGCCTGCGCCTTCATCGCGTTGATCTGCTCCTTCAACTGACCGTTCATCAGAGTGGCCTGCGCCTTCTGCATCTCAGCGTCCGCGACCTTCTGCTGGGCCTGAAGCGCCTGCATCTGCATATCGATTTGCATCTTCTCCTTGGCCATCATCTCCTGCTGGGCGGCCTGATCGCTCTGCGCCTTCATCTGCGCGAACTGCTGGCCCTCAGGCGTCTCAGGGTTCATAAAGTACTTCTCAGCCTCGCCCAGATCGGCAAGACCCACCATGTCATCCAGCGCGTTGAACAATTGCTTGGTATCGACCATGACGTTGTCGGGCATCTGCTTGAACTGCATCTGCGTCTGGAACAGCGTCTGGAGCGCCATCAGCTTCTGCTGGTCATCGCCCGCGCCAGCACCGACGTTCACCATCATGCGGCTACGGTCACCCCACGTGCTGGGGTCAACATTTACCCAGTTACCCTTGAACTTGAATGGCACCATGCCGTTCTGGAACCGCACCATGAGGTCACGGATCATCTTGTAGGCAGGGCGGACGCCCGTCTCAGCGATACTGCGGACCATCAGGTTCACCAGCATCTCCTTGGCGGACATCATGCGCTCCACACCGTGGGCGCTCTCGTTGTTGATCAATTGGTTCTGGCCAGCCATATCAGGGCTGACACCTACACGGGACTCCTTCTGCACGTCAGCGTACTGAAGCAACTGGAGCGCCTCACCGCCGAAGAACGTGCCGCCCAACTCAGTGACCGCGTTATGGCCCTTGGCGCGGATAATGCCGCCCGGACGGTTGACCAGCAGGTCATCGATGTTGACCTGACCTTCCTGAACCACCTTGATGCGGTTCACGGACTGGTAGAAAGAGTCCAGCGTGCTACGTAGCACCGCCGTCTTGATGTCCTGCACCTGCTTGAGCCGCTCGAATACGCTCAGTCCAAGGAACTGGTGCGGCATGGGGGTTGCAGACATCGCAACGAACGGGAACGCACAAACCTCTTCAATGTCCAAAATGGCGTCGATCTGGCTCTCACCAATGCACGTCACCTTGCACTTCTCGCTGATGCCGTCCCCGTTAATGTCCATCTCAAGGTAGGCTTCGGTCACCACGATCAGCTTCTGGCTATCGTCAATGTCCGTTACATGATGGTGTTCGTCACCGACGGTGCGGTCCAGATAGCCCTGCTGGGCTTCCTCGATGGCCTCTTCGTCATACCCAGCACGTAAGAGGTCGGAGGCAGTCCTGCGTCGAGTGTGGGCAACAAATCGCGCATCGCTCAGGTCCAAGCTATCCGCATCATCATTCACCCTGAACTCTTCGGCAGGAACAGCCTCGACCATTACCTTACCTTGTCGGGTAATCCGCGCCGCCGTCACCGCCGTGCCGTCCGTCTCGGATCTCTCAATCTCGGTGACCTCAACCATGGGGTCAGCGAGTAATGCTTCTAACTGAGGCTCGGTCAGGCCGCTATATCGCTCGACCACGCGCTCTGGTGCATCGTCATACCAGATCTTCAGCACGCCAACGCCCGTCAACAGGGCATCCTTGGTCGCCTCATACAGGTTCAGGAAGCCGTTGTTCTCTTCGTTGAACACAAACTGGGTGAAATCGGTCTCCAGATCGGCCTGATCCTCATCCATAGCGCTCATGGGCATGAAATTGACGGCTTTTCCGCTAAGAGACTCGACAATGTTAGGCAGAATCCACTCCACAGCGTCCGCCACATCGGTGCTGACCACCTCAGAGCGTCCCTTGATGCCACTAGGCGCTGGTAGACGGCCGTGGTAGTAATCCATGGCGACTTGCTTACGGTTGACCCATTCGTCACCCGCGCAATTCATCATCTCGTTAGAGATGATCGCCTTAATTTCGTCTTCGTCCATCAAATGAGAGTCCTCTACGCCTCGGGTTTAACGCGAAGCGTTAAATGTATGCTTCCCTATATTCGATTGGCTTGTTCCAGCTTGCCGAATACTGCAAATCGTCAGATATGGAGAACGCGTAAGCCAAAGCGTCAGCCAAGTTCGGGCTGGGCAGGTTCAACGGCGGCTTCGCCATCTCGCTCTTGGTCATTAGTTGTATCTTTCCGTGCGCGTTGGGCTTGCGCGGTATCCGGCAAACCTCCGCCCTAAGCGCAGACAGCAGTGGCATCTCCGGGTCCAGAAAAATGCACTCATCTGGGTCCACATACTCGCCTTGGCTAAGTTGATAGGACTTATAGAACCTATCCCTCAGCATCCAGTACGCCTGCGCCCTACGGTTATAGAACGCGTCTTTGTTCGTTCGGTGCCCGTCGTACATCGCGTCGGGGTTCTGGGGCCGCTCGCCGCCGTGGAATGGAACCGTTCTCACGTTACGGTTGCCCAACTGGCGCTCCACCTCCCGCGCCAGACCTAGCCCAATGCCGTCGGAGTCCCAGACAAAAGTGTCAGCCGCAAAATCATCCACATGCTGAATAGCCCAATCAAGGCCATCACTAGCTGTCCCGTCTGACTTCGCTCCCACCTTGAGAATGACTGGACCGTGGCGGACAACCACCGCCTTATCGTCCTTGCCCAAGTCGGATACGTCGTGCGATACAACCTTCGCTCCACTGGGACGTACCTTGACGTGCTCTGCAAGACCAATCGATGCGTTAAACCAGTCTGGGATAATGATCGAGGTATCCACCTCGTCCAGCGTCTGGCCTTCCCAGATATGCTCGTACTCAGCACTTGAGAGCGTTGCCTTATCCTTCTGCCTCTCAATCTCCAGTTCAGGAGGAAAATATGGGTTCTCGCTGTAATTCGCGCGGACAATAGTGTGCGTTTCATCACGGTAGATTCCTTCCTGCCGCAAGGTAAGCATACGGCCCTTCAGGAACCGCTCCGTCAGAGGATCGGCCTCTGATCTGGGGTTAGCCGTAATGAAAAAGTAGCTACCCGCCTCTCGAATTGTTGGCGTAAGGAGCCTCAGGGACTCCTCACTGATGGTCTGAGCCTCTTCCACCCAGCACACATCCGTACCAAACAGCGACTTGATCGATTCGGCGTTCCTCGCCAAACCCTTAAAGATCATCTCGCCACCGCTGGTATGCGAAATCTTGTCTCTGGTGACCGTGAAGCCCGACACATCAAGCTGGCTGATCAAATCAGCGATTAGCGCGTGGACGGACTCCTGAATCGAGTTCTGGTACTCACGGCAACACAGTATCTTTTTGCCTTGGATGGCCTCCAAAATGCACAGCATGGCCACCGTCATGGACTTTCCGCTACCCCGCCCGCCTACAGCTATCCGGTAGCGGCTATCACTTTCGTACAGGGGCAGGAACGCCTCTGGTATGGAGATATTCACTCAGTGCGTCTCTTGCAGGCACCAATAGGGCGACATGCGGGCCACCTTAGGCTTCCGCATCTCCGCAAAACCTCTCTTCAAGCACTCGTATATGTTCTTCATAGCGTCCTATCTCTTCTAGATTGTCCATAATCGTATTTAGGAGGTCATCGTGACTCCCGACGCCAACAGGGTTCCCAAGCAATATGGAGACCTCAGATTCGTATTTCGCTATATGGCCCTTCGCGTGGATGATTAGCGCCTCAACAATTCCACGGGTTAGTTCTCTTGAAATGGGCATATATAAATTTTCCCTAAAGGGTCGAAATTGTCTCAGGGGGGTCGAGGGGTCAGGAGACCGGCCTAGCCCTGAGAATGATTCTCATTCGCATTAGCATAAGCACACGCACGCTTATAACCAAACGTATCACTCACCACATATCAATGACTTACGTGCGCTTACTCGATGCTACTCTAACTTCCTTAAATGTGCATTTAAGACAGTGATGAGTGATGCACCACATCAGTGCACATTGTCCCTACTCTCATCATGGGTAATCACCTCGCCCTCCACCTCTCGGGCTGGTAGGGCTGGCTCGTCTGCCGCCTTGGTGACCACAGTGATCCTAACCTCTTGATCTGCCTGCACTTTATCGTCACTACCAGTGATGGCCTGCTCTGCCAGTGCGGTAGGGATGAGGCGTGCCACCAGTTGCGCCACCACCTCGGGCCGCTCGGCCGCCAGTTGGTCAATGATCTCGGCCCCACGCTTGGACCACAGCGC